TCTTCCTTCTGGCGTTAACGCTTGACGGATGTCGTCCGTTTCATTTCTTCTTCGGGGCATTGTTAGACACCTCCGAATTAGGCCTCACTTCACCCTGAAGTCTGCGTAAAGCTTGGACAGCATGCTCGACATAGTCTTCCGCTTGAGATAATGATAAATTAATACCAACCTCATTTGCGAAACTAGTTAACTTACCTAGAGCTTCTTGTTTCTTAGCTTCATTCGCAATACCTAAGGAATCAAGTGAAGATACAATGATCATTGCACGATCCGCAAGAGTCAAAACTTTTTTGTTATTGGTTAAGGCTCCGATGTATTTAACCAACTCAATTACGATTGGTAATAGTACACTTAAAGCCACCAATAAATTAATCATGTTTTCTAACATTGCGTTTTCCTTCTTCCTTGATATTATTCTCATCAACATAATCGTTAACTATACGACTGACATACGAGTTTCCTCCTTTTCTGGAGTACTCGTCATACAAAGTTAAGATCTCGTTATTGGATAGACGGCCAGAATGGATTCCCGTAACTATCTGTAATCTCAGAAAGTCCCGTTCTTGGGTCTTTCGCATCTCTTCAAAGCTTATAGCTAATGCAGTAATAGAGTTTTTGATCCCTTCGATCTCCTCATTCTGCTTTGCTTCCAGTTTAGCCCACAATTTCTTGAAAGCTCTAGATGCAAAACCAACAATAGATGCTCCAACACCGATGTATAGTCCGATCTGTGACAGAACTTCAGGAGATAGTAGCCACTTTAGTAGCCCTGTGAAGTGAGCTTGTACTTCTGATGACATACTTCTCTCTCTTTCCATAATAGTTACCCTATACTTCAAACCCAGTTTTAGGTTTGAAAACCGCTCCGGGGAAATTTTAGGGTGGTGCGGCGATGCAGAGGGGTGGGCAGCTTGTGCGACCCTCCCCTTGGGGGGTGTCACTTGAAATGGTGTGTTTTATTCACCTTCAAATGTCACGATTCCGGACTGCGATGTCGGAAGACGAATGGGAGTCGCAACATTCTTTTTAATTGTTGTCCAAACGCCTTCGATTGGACCTTCATCGATGATCCAGTTCATGGCAACGGCAGTGCGCTGTGCTTCTTCAACAGCATCAAGTACATCTGATGTGTCACCAAGAACCATAGCTAAGAGTTCTGGTGTGTTGTAACCATTGTCCTTGTCCCATTCCCACCAAGCATCGTAGTCTGTGTATGGATTGTATGGGTTGTCGTACGTTGTAAGCATAGCATCAACAGTTGTCTCACGATCGTACTCAGCATCAGTCACTTGATCATCAGCCATAGCATCAGGCACGAGCTCAGTAGAGTCTGCATGCTCTAGTAGTTCCATGTTATACGTCATGTATGGCCTCCTTTCTATGATAGATCCTGTACAGTAGAGACACTGATACCCAAAGCATCGGCCACTTCAGCATAGGTATGACCGTTCTTAAGCATCGTCTTAGCACGACTAGCAGTAGCTAAGCTGATAGACTTCTCTGTACGAGGAGTAGCCAGCTGTTTGACACGATCACTATCAGCGAATCGTAGTACATCTGTTAGCATCTTGCTAGAGACAGCCCCAGATTGAATAGCTTTCCACTCATCATCATCTATAGAGATGCGTGTAGACTTACCATCAGCACCAGTCTTAACACGGGCTGCTGCAATAGCTTGTTGTTTAAGCTTCTTAATCTGGTCTTTACTCATGTCAGGAGTACGTTTCTCAGCAATAGTCTTGTTAGCCATGAGCTGAGCTTGACGTTCTCTAGGAGAGTTGTACAAAGCGTCG